CCCTGTATTGCAGTTTGACTAGAAGTACCAAATCTTGGTTCAAATGAAACATTCGGAAAGTTGAAATCAGTATTTGCTGGGCTTGTATTACTTGCAGTTGATTGTAAAACCTGAGTGCCATTTAAAAATACATCTTTCAAAGCTGCATTATTGTATGCAGTTGTTCCCTGAGTAAGACCAGCAGCACTTGGAAAACCCTCAATCTCTCCTTCTCCAAGAAGTTCAACTAATGTTTGAAACTGTTTTGAAGCAAGAACATCATCTGTAACGGCTGGATCAGTAAGTCTTGTATTTTCACCAAAAGCTGGAATTGTCATTATGTAGTTCCCTCCACCTGTACGGTATCAACACCAGAACTGATCACAACTGAACCTGTAAAGACTTCTCCATATATGATGGCTACGCTAACACCACTGACACTCACGTTCTGAATGCCTGAAAATGAATATGAGTTTGCCATTTGAGGATCTAATGCACCATCTGCTTCTGAAGCACCAACATTACCTGGAGATTCAAAAGGTGCAGGGGTTGGAGCTAATAACGAAGTGATCCCACCTATTGCTAAATCCGTGACAACAGCCGTTGCGATACTGCCAACCACTGGAATAGCTGATACTGCGGCAACCGCACCACCAATTGCACTACCAACCGTAGCAGCAGTTGTGATTGCAGCACCAGCCACCGCCGAAACAGCACCAACCGCAGCAGTGGCAGCAGAACCGATACCACCGACAACCGCAGCCACAGCAGGGATTGATCCTGTTGCTATAGGTATGATCTGAATATCACCTCGACCTTTCATTGACAAAAAATCAAGAGAGACATCCATATTGTTCATTTTTACCTTGTAATACTGCTGACTCATATGTGCCTCTACTTCTGGAAAATTACACATCAAAAAACGTATTGCCTCTGCTGGACTTGATACGGCAGCCTCAAAATATGATGAACCAAGAAATTTCCTTAATCTTCCATATACTTTTATTTTCTTAAGCTGCATACCTATAAACCCCTCTAAGTGCTTGCTGATAACCTAAATCAAAAGGCTCTCGGCAACTTAATCTTCTTATATTATGATTCAAAATCATATTATCACCAATATAAACAGCGACATGATCTAAGTTACCTGTAGTTGATTGAAATAATAAAACATCACCAACTTGTATATCATCATCTGTCGGTTGTTTTTTAAATCCTGTAATCGGCAACCCTTTTTCAAATAATGGATTCTCAATAAAATCTTTTATCCTTTTTGGTCTATCCCATATTTTTAAATCAATATTTTTTGTTTCTTTATACCAATCATGTATTATTGACCAGCAATCATGTACACCCCAGATAAAACTTCTGCCAATAAGTGACGGTGTTTTCCATCCACTTGGTTCAAAAGAACACCATTCCTTCATCCTTACGCTGTAGATATGTGAAGGTAAATCTAAATACTCACAACTCGCTTTATCATTATCAGAAGGTTGTGGTGGATCATAAGGATGAGAATGAACAATACCAATTATTTCGCCTGTATCTTCACATTCTGCCCAATCATCAGGATCAATAATAAAATATTCAAATCCAGATTCTGCAATGTTTTTACAAGGCCAGTAAGTTTCTTTTCCTTTTATCACTGCTAACAAACCACAACTTTCTTGTGGCATACATTCTTCAGCGTGTTTTGCAGCATCAGTTTTCCAAGTCATGCGTTTACAAAAGTACCTACACCTGGGAAATCTTTTCTTGTCACCTGTCGTTTTGGCGCACGGACTCCCTGTAGATCAAGTGCTGATACAAGTTCAAACTGTACAATCTCTCTATTTTCTACAATTTTTCTATTTATGAAATATATTTCCTGTGGAAGTTCTGCCGTGCTGTCTGGTGTACCGAAAGGATTTTGATTTGATGGAAAGTTTGCAGCATCCAAGAACTGGCTGAGAGTGCGTATGCGTACAAATTTTGCTCCCTGTAGATCATTAAATGGTGTTGTGGCATTTACTGTTGCCATCAATGCTGTAATTGTTCCCAATATATTAGAAACTGTTATTGTCGGTCTTGGAAGCGACCCACGGCCTGAATATTCAAACCCTTCAGCTTGTATTGGAAATTTATCATAAGTATTACCTTGCCATATTATTGAGGCATTGCTGTTCATACCAACACCAGAATGAAACCTTGTCACATCAGTTGATCCATGTAATGCAGATACCAACGTCAATGTATAGAGTTCAATAACAGATTTGTTTGTTAATGCCTGTAGTTCTGCTGTAGGTAATCCCATTTACGGTTCAAATACCTCCCTGAAAGTGCAGTTTAGTATTGCTCTGTTGTTATATGGTATGGTTTTTGTCCATGATTGGCAGACAAATTTACCAGCCCCTGATAATGTAACCGATACATTACCACTGTTTGTTGCAGAAGAAGCTGCTGTTACCGTGAATGTATTGTCATCAGCAGTTGTGACGATTGCAAAATCACCATCGGTTGCAGAACCAGATGTGTAATCAATAGTGACTACATCACCGATTGCAAGACCATGATTTGTAATGGTTATGGTCACAGTAGTTCCGCTTTGGCTATATGTACCTGTTTTTGTAAAGCCTTCTCCAGGAGGAGTGAAGGTAAAACTTGCCTGATCATTCACACGACTACGCAAAAAGCCTTCTATGACATCAGATTGCGTTTCTGAGACATTGAAAGTAAGATCATATACTTTTGGATCTTGAGTCAGTGGAAGGCCAAATAATGCCCTGAACTCATAACCATCACCAAGTCTTGTTGACCTGATTCTTGGTGCGCTTGTTTTTCTCATCCCATAAGTGGGCTGAATAGAAGGAAAGGTTGCCATTTATCTAGTTAATAAACCTCCAGGTCTTTTTTCTTTTACAAGTTGTGCCTGTACAGCAGCCGCTATCGCTGCGCCTAGAGCCTGTGCATCTGTGCTGTTACCAGCCACAGAAGAACCCGAAGCATCTACATTCACTGTAACCATGTTGGTTGTATTATCACCTCCACCGATTGCATTATTTGGAATTATAGTACCAGCAACTTTTGGCACAAATAACTCTGGCCCACGTTCACCAACAATAGATGCTTTGCCTACTGGTGGCCTACCACCATCTGCAAATAATCCACCTAAAATACCACCCAAGAAACCACCAAGACCTTTTCCTTTTCCTCCAGAAGCTGACTTTCCAAAGTTCTCACCAAAACCACCAAGTACCTTGTCAATCTGTGCATCAATAATTTTATCTCTAATTCTGTTCAATACATTGGTCATCGCCTGTCCAAAAGATTGTGCGCCTGTAATCGCATCTCTTAAATTACCCTTGATACTTGTTTCAATCTCTTCACCCACTGCCGTCATTTTTTCTTTTAGCTTTGCTGCTGCCTCTTGATTTTTCTTTTGAAGCTCTTCTTGTTCCTGTAATTTTTTATTCTGTTTATCTATCTCATTTGTTTTATCTATTTCTGTAAGCAATCTTTTTTGAACTTGATCATAGTTTTTATTTAGTTCTGCAAGCTGTCTTTTTAATGATGCCTCTGCTCTTTTATTATTGTTTTCTTGTGCTGTACCTAGTCTTTGTAAAAGTTTTTGTCTTGTAATAAATAATCTATTTAGTTCACTTTTTAATGCTGCCTTATCTCCATCTTGTAATGCTTTTGTAAATTTTTTCTGTTCAGAAGTAACTTTTATTAATGCAGTTACAACACCACCGATTGCTGTTGCTACTGCAACAAATGGTATTGCGTTCAGAGCTATGGTAAGAACACCCCCTGCCGCCGCAACTTTGATCAGCCCTGCTGTTAAAATTGGCAGAAGCACAGACACACCCTTTGCTGCAAATGCTATCGCTGCAAATATCGCAGCAGTTTTTGCAATCGGTGAATTGACAAACTCAACTGCTGATTTTGTGAGTTCCGTCAATGCTTTTATCACAGGCAAAATGGCTGGAGTAAGTTGT